TTTAAGAGGCATTTTCGACCAGTCAGATGTAGGAATGGTGATTGCCGGAGAACCAAGGCTAGAAGCTCAGATTAAAAGTTATCTGACAAGGTTTGCAAATAGAGTAGATTTTTACGCCTCTCTTAAAGGCCTTACTGATAAAGATGTAGAAAGATATCTCAGTGGCTACGAGATAGAACCAGATGCGCTAAATGAGTTGGTATCAAGAGCTTGCAATAATCAAACAGGATGTTTTAGACTTCTTGATCGTACGCTTAATAATGTTTTTAGAATAGTAAATGAAAGTAATCAAAGTATCATCACTTTGAAGATGATATCTCAAGCAAGTAATATGATGATGCTTTAATCTCAAAATAAATGTCAAAAGGAGGATGTATATGATTAATAACAGAGGTTTAAATGAGGTAGTTATGGGTGCGATTAACGGCATAGAGGCTGGAGATACTAAAAAGGAGGCTTTAGATTCTATTACCTCGTTTGTAGAAGGAAATTATATCAATAAGGATATGATTCAGGACCTTAGCAATCTTTCTATTGCAGATGTTGAAAAGCTTGGTGACTTAGGATTTGTATTTAATATAAGTGATGGTAAGGTTTCAGGGATGGTGCTGAGCCGAAGAAGTTAAGTAATCATATAGGGGTGCCAAGAATTTGAATTATTTTTCTAATTCTTTAGATTTACATTCAGAACAAGTTGTTTCTACTGTTGAAACCATATGAGAATTATCTGAAGCTACTGAAGTTCCACTTGGAGTCTGAGGCACTGGTACTGCATCGAACTCTTTACCACAAGATTTACAAGTTATTTTCAAGTTAATACCCCCTAGACGGCACCCCTATATTTACTATATTAGCATATTTATTTTATATACCTAGTTAAAAAAATGAGGAGGAAAAACAAATGATAAAGTTTGAAAAAATGTCTCATGCGAATCACATTGTTGACGAAGAGGGAAAAGTGTTACAAGAAGGTACGATTTTAAATGCAGAGCTATTGAACAGATATGAAGCTGTGATAGAAGAGCTTGTTAAGAAGGTTAATGAGCTAGAAGGAATGAAGGAGAATTTATAAATAGAGAAGCGACTAGGACATCACCACCTCTCTATTTACAACGAATGGATGATATTGACCATTTTTCTTCAGAATCTACAATTTCGAATTCATCTACATTTAAGATATGCGCAAAACCCTGAATGCGAGTTAGGACCTCGCTGAAAATATCGGGGTCGCAAAATACTTGTTCTGATAGTTCTTTTGAAAGTATTAATCTGATTACTACTATATTTATCATAAAATCTGTCCTAGTCGCTATTAATATACTAGCATAGTTGGTTTTAATTTATTTCAAATTTTGAGAGGAGACACCAAATAAATGTCTAAGAAAGAGGAAACTATATTTCAAATCCAAGGTGATATCTGCGATTTAGTAAAGGGAGATATAACGATTAAGATTAGAGGAGTTGGTCTTGAGTTTTTAACACAAAAAGAAAGTCAGAAGGTTATCAATCTATCAAGTGAAATAGTTGATATTTTGAGAAAAGGTTCAATGAAGGTGTTAAATCAGAAGCATAAAAGAAGCAACTAATTTACTTTAACATTTACGAAGGGAGCTGGAATTTTGAAGCATGGAATAAGACCTACAAGGATGCAGAAAATCAGAATCAAGTCTCATGGACTCAATCCTGAAAACTGGCTAGTGGTTAAAGATTGCAAAGAGTGTTTTCAAATAGTTCATAAGGTATCTGGCAAAACTAGAAAATTAGGAGGACAGGCTCTATGAATCAAGCTGAAGCGACAAATGAAAGTGCTTTAGACATGAATTTAAAAGGCGTTCCTCTTACTAATCTTATAATAGAATACCAAAATCAAAATGGAAAACTTAGTTATTCAGAACTGGAAAGAGCTTTTCTGACTGTGAAGTCAAAGACTATTAATCAATTTAGAAGTGAAAAGAAAAGGAAAAGCCATCAGGTTTAAACTGATGGCGGTTGCAGCGCTGTTAAGTGACACTGTAGTAGCTAGTCGTTTCATCTTTATTAACGACAACGGACATTTGGTACTTCCTATCTGAGTTCAAGATTGTGGCCTCGTACTCATAGGAAATGAAGTCCTTTTTCACATTGCTGGAAACCAGCTTCCAAGGGATTGGCCTTGGACGATGTAAGTTAGCCATAAGGGGTCACCTCCCTTCTGGGCATATCAGCCTACAGTGTCATTTTAACATAGATTAAAGGAGGATGGATTAAAATGGCAAGGACAAAGATTAAGGATGAATTAGTTTTAAAAAGTTGGGATGATGTTGATATCACAATGAAAGAGATTGCTGAGTGTGAGTTAGAAATTGAAAAAATCACTACTGATATGAATCAGAAGATTCACGATATCAAGCTTGAGTCAGATATGAAAGCTAAGCAGTTTCAAGAAAGAATTGAAAGATTAGGTATTTATGTCAAGGATTTTGTTGAGGACAATAAGGCTGAGCTAGATGGCAAGACAAAGCAGCTTAATTTCGGTAAGACTGGATTTAGATTAAGCACTAAATTAGTTCTGAAGAAAGTGGACCAAGTGCTTGAAAATCTTAAGAAACTAAAAATGGATGATTGCATCATAGTAAAAGAAAGTGTGAATAAGGACGTGCTTAAGAAATACCCTGAAGCAGATATTATAAAAGTCGGTGGTACTTTGAAAAAAGAGGATATCTTCTGGTATGAAACTGAAAGAGAAAAGCTTCAGGCAAGTAGCTAAGGGGGCAGACTATGAGCTACAACTATAAGGAGCGTTCATACGCTCCTACTTTTTCTATTAAGTCTTTATGGGGACTCTCTAAATCAGCTGAACTAGGGCTGGATGATGAAGCTCTATATAGTATCATTCACAGAGAAACTGGAAAGGACAGCATGAGAAAGCTTACTCAAAATGAAATCAATAAAGTGGGCACAGTACTTTCTAAAATGAAGGATGCAGTAAAAGGGAAAAGAACTGATTCAAAAGGAAACGACCTGACTTCTAGACAAAGGCGCAAGATATATGCATTAACAGAGAAGCTTGGATGGAATAATAACAATGCTCGAATAAATGGGTTTGTAAAGAAGATGTTTGATGTAGAAAGACTAGAATGGTTAGACGATGATCAGTGCAGTAAGCTTATAGAAATTCTTAAGAAAATGGTAAGCAGACTTGAAAATGATAAAGGAAGGTGATTTGATGGCAACCAAGAAATACAAGAGAAAGACTAATGCCGAGAAGAAGATGGATAAAGAGATTCGTCAGGAATTGAGAGAAAAAGGCATCCTCCCTCCTATCAAGCCCAAACTCAACCGAAAGAAGTTTGCCAAAGAGGTAAGAGAAGAATGGGATAAAAAATGGAGATGCGATTTATTTAAGAGCAGCTCTTGGAGCCATGGTGCCTACTGAACATTCGGGAAATATATCATCTGAAGAAGTAGGAGTTCTTAAGCTTATGAAAATATCAATGGAATACAAAAAGTTTGAAGAAGAGAAAAAGGCGCAAGGCGAAACGAAATATAGCATAGGAGAGCTCTACGAGAAGGTCGTGGTTCCTATTCTAAATCTTTAAGGAGGAATTGAAATGAAAAGAATAGTAATTGATGCTGGACATGGTGGAAGTGATCGTGCTAACCGTGGCCCTACTGGGTACGTCGAAGCTGATGGAGTGTTGGACATTTCGCTTAAGCTTAGAAAGATACTTGCTGATTCAGGCTACACAGTAATGATGACAAGAGAAAAGGATGAGACTGTAGCTCTTTATAAAAGAGCTGAAAAAGCTAATGCATGGAAGGGAGATTTATTTTTAAGCATACACACCAATGCAGCAGCTGACCAAAATATAGGAGGTGTTGAAACGTTTCATACTCTATCTAATGAATGGAACAATAAAGCTCATGCAGATGAAGCTAGGAAGGTAGCACAGGCTATTCAAAACAAATTAGTAGCTTCTACAGGTCTTTTAAACAGAGGGATTAAGACTAGGCTTATAAATAATCCTACATCAGTAATTGACAAAAAGGATTACTATGCAGTCATAAGAAGAAGTAACATGGCTGCGCTTATCATTGAAGTGGCCTTTCACTCTAATTCAAAGGAAGAAGCGTTACTTAAGAAAGACGATTTTAGAAGCAGCGCAGCTCATTCTATAGCGAGTGCGATAAAAGAGGTATATCCCCTATCCTCTACCCCATCTAATCTCACTATGATTATGGGAGAAGGCAAGGCTACTTTAGAACAGATGGTATCATTTGCACTAAAAGGAAATCCTAAACCTCTTCTACCCTACTGCTCGGTAGAAGAATTAGCTAAGATTTTTATAGAAGAAGCTCAGCTTGAAGGGGTAAGAGCTGACGTAGCATTTGCTCAGTCGCTCAAAGAGACTGGATATTTTAGATATGGAGGAATCGTTCTTCCTGATCAGAACAATTATGCAGGAATAGGAGCTCTAAATAATAATGCTCAAGGTGATGCTGCTAAGTTTGAAAGCCCTAGAATAGGAGTAAGAGCTCAAATACAGCACCTTAAAGCATATGCAAGCACTGAGCCTTTAAAGCTTGCTTGCAAGGACCCTAGGTTTAACCTTGTTAAAAGAGGATGCGCCAAATATGTAGAGCATCTAGGAGCCTCAGACAATCCTATAGGAGCTGGATGGGCATGGCCGGGGAAAGGTTATGGCTATGATATAGTGAAGATTGTTAATTTGATTTTGGCTGAGCCAAGAAAAGCTGAAGAGGAAAAGAAGGATACTGTGCCAGCGTGGCAAAGAGAAGCTTTTGAAAAGCTAGTAGCAAGTGGGAAGATATCTACTCCGGAGTTTTGGGAAAACAGACTTGGTGATAATATAAGTATAGGAGAAGCTATGGCAGTGATGGCAAATATGATATAAGATGAGCTTTAAGGGGGTGAAGGTGTTGGCTGATATTGCAGGAGATAACATTTTAAGCGAGATGCTAACGGATACTCATAAGCAAATCGTGGATATAATAGGGCTCGATGCTTTTGTCTCTCTATGTGAGAACTACGGCGGGGCCAATCTATACATCCCAAAGATTGATAGTATCAGAAGAATATCTAGAGACATAGGAATCAAGTCAGATTATAAAAATGGCATGACGCTCAGGCAGATGAGAGAGAAGTATAATCTGACTGAAGTTCATATAAGGAGAATCCTAGAAGATGAAGAGCTTCCTGGACAGATGAACTTATTTGAATGATACATGTATCGAACACATGACTTATTCACACACTTGAGATTTATCAACGTTTTGACACCTGTTAAGATAGCATTAAGAACTAAGTTCTTAATGCTATTTTTATTTTTTGAATTTGAGAAGGAGGCGAAAGTTTTGGAGATGATTTTTGAACAAACCATTTTAGGTTTAGCGCTAGCGGCTGTTTCTGTGCTGGCATTTTATGGCGCAAAGGCTATAGACAATATAGCTAAAAAGGCAAAGCTTGAGACAAAGGTGATTGAAGATGAGCAGCAAAGAGGACTACTTATTGATGCAATTACTGACCTTGAGTTTCTTGCTGAAAAGACAGTCACTAACATCGAGCAGACTACAGCAAAGGCCTTGAGAGAAGCTGTTAAGGATGGGCTAAAGAACAGGTCAGAGCTAGAACAACTTGCTAAAGTAGCTTTTAATGAGGTAGCCGAAGCATTAAAGCCACAAAGTAGAGTTTTAATTGAGAAGCATTTTGGTAGTTTCTCAAAATATCTGTCAAAGACTATAGAGGCTATGGTCTTTAAAGTCAAAAGTAAATCGTAAGAGGTATCTTTATGGAGCTTAGCTGGATACTACAGACTGTTACTACTCTAGCGATTGGTGCTATTGGTTTTTTTCTAAAGGGCACTATGGCAGATATCAAAGAAGGCATACAGAAAAATGACCTGAAGCTAAAAGAACTTGAGGTCAAATTATCATCGAAGATAGATCAAGCGGAAAAGGACCTTAATGACCTCAAAAGCGACTTACCTCTTATTTATGTACTAAGAGAAGATTTTATCCGCTCTTTGAATAATGTGGACACGAAGATGGGCAATATTGACAACAAGATTGACAAGTTACTTCTTAAGTAACGGAAAGGGGGAATGAAGGTGGACGAAAGAATGGAGCTAGAAATAAGGCAAAATAAAGCTATACGAGGCTATATTATCCGCTCTTTAGTAAAAGGACATCAGAATTCTTTACTACTAAGACAAATAACAAATGCCCTAGTAGCAGATGGAATGATTGTGTGTCCTGATATTTCTAAGTATTTAGATTATCTAAAAGAGGCTGGTTACATATGCTTTACCGACAAGACGGTCAATGCATACAATGCCTACAGAAAAGACGCCGTTATTAGACTTACTAAGGAAGGTGTAGACCTAGTGGAAGGAACACTAGAAGATCCTGGAGTTGATATCTAATGGGAGCAGAAAGAGCTAGAACTAGAATTAATTCAAAGATTGACCAGCTGCCTGAAGATATCAAATCTCGCATAGATGAAATGATTATAGATACTACTATCACTTATCAGGAGATATCTGACTGGATTAATCAGCAGGGTTTTGAGATAAGTAAGAGCAGTGTTGGAAGGTACGCTATGAGAACTACAGCAGCTGTCGCCAGACTGATGGAAGCTCAAAAGCAAACGGAAGCTCTTGTAAATGTAGTTAAGAGAAATCCTGATGTAGACTACACTGACGCCGGGCTTATGATACTCATGGATGGGCTAGTGAAAAAGCTCACTACAGCTGAAGAGGAGTTTGACTCTATGCCTCTTGATAAAGCTGGAAGACTTATTACTGCAATCAGCAGAACTAAGGTCTACAAGGACAGAGTAAAGCATGATATGAAGAAAAAAGTCGAGCTTGCATTTGAAGGAATGGAAATTGATTTAATGTCTGCTATTAAGTCTGACCCTGCTCTTGCAAATCAGCTTAAGGCAGTTTTAGAAAAAGCAAAGGAAAAGATGATGCAAGATGATTAAGTTAAATAGCTATCTTCAACAGCTAGATGATTACGATGCAGCTCATATAGAAAACGCTCTTTATCAAAGGCAGCTGTTTGAAGAATATGTAAGGCATGATGATTCAAATGTAAAGCTAAGGCAGGAGCTTCTTAAGGAGTATGAAGCCGGAGCTGAGATTACTGGACCTCATGGTCTTAGAAAAAGACTAGGCGCTTTTGACCTTGCGTATTTTGGAAGGGCTTATTTGCCCCACTACTTCGTAAGAGAATCGCCAGAGTTTCATAAGAAGCTAGATGATATATGGGCAAAGGGAGTCATGAAAAGCAAGAATCCACTGACTCAAAAGAAAGAAATATCAAGAGATAAAGGATGCAGAAGAGGAATAGCTGCCCCGCGTGGTCATGCTAAATCTACAAGCTTTACTTTTAAAGATACGCTGCATGCCATAGTTTATGAGTACAAGCACTACCCTATTATTTTATCTGACAGCTCTGATCAGGCGGAAGGATTTCTTACTGACATAAAGACTGAGCTTGAAGAAAACAGCCTTATAGTAGAAGATTTTGGGCTACTAAAAGGCAAGGTTTGGAAAGCTGGAGTAATACTCACATCTACTGATATAAAGCTAGAGGCTATAGGTTCAGGAAAGAAAATCAGAGGTAGAAGGCACAGGAACTGGAGACCTGATTTAATTGTCCTAGATGATATAGAAAATGATGAGAATGTTAATACACTAGATCAAAGAAAGAAGCTAGAAAGCTGGTTTTATAAAGCGGTGTCTAAAGCCGGAGACACTTACACTGACATAGTGTATATAGGTACTATTTTGCACTATGATTCTCTACTGTCAAAGATTCTTAAAAATCCTGATTATCATTGCGTGAAGTATAGAGGAGTTATTTCCTTTTCTGATAATAGAGCGTTGTGGGACGAATGGGAAAGTATTTATACGAACCTTGAGAATGAGCACAGGCAAGAAGATGCGAAAGAGTTTTTTGAAGCAAATAAGCTAGAGATGCTTGAAGGCACTGAGGTTTTATGGGAGGCTAAGCTACCTTACTATGACCTCATGATTATGAGGATATCTGAAGGTGAAGCATCGTTTAATTCTGAGATTCAAAATGACCCTATCGACCCAGACTCTTGTACTTTTAATGAAGAGTGGTTTGATTATTACGATGAAAGCTTAGTAAATTTCTCAGACCCTGATTTTATAATCATAGGTTCTAACGACCCTTCTCTTGGCAAGAATCAAAAGAGTGACACCTCTTCCATTATTGCTCTGGCCAAGAATTTGAAAACCGGATATATGTACATCGTGGAAGCCTCCATAGAAAAGAGGAAACCAGATGTAATCATAGATGATGCAATAGAGATGTCTAAAAGGCTAAAGAGAGACATAAAGAAACCTTTTTATAGGTTTGGAGTTGAGAGCGTTCAGTTCCAATATTATTTCAAGGATGTCATGGCTAAGAAGAGCATGGAGGTAGGTGAATATCTACCTATAGAAGAAATTAACAGCAATCAAAATAAGAAAGTCAGAATTGAATCGTTACAGCCTTTTATCAAGAATAAGTATCTTAAGTTTAATCCTAAGCATAAGACACTCCTTCAGCAATTTAAGGAGTATCCCATGGGGAAAAATGACGATGGACCAGACGGTGTGGAAATGGCTGTAAGAATAGCTCTAGCTATAAATGGAAATACGCTTACTGAATACAAATCAGTTTTATCTAGGCTCATGAAGTTTAAGAAAGGAGCTTTCTAAGGTGGTGATAAAGATTGGCAAATAAACTTAGCATGATAGTTAATAGCTTAATGCCCTCTAGGAAAAAACCTAATACAGCAGAGGTAGCAGTAGCTCAAGTTAATGACAAGTATTCTACCTATCCGTCAAACGGCCTTACTCCAGTGAGACTAGCTCAGATTTTTAGAGAAGCAGATTCTGGAGATGTACTAAGGCAGATGGAGCTGTTCGAGGAAATGGAAGAAAAAGACCCGCATTTATTTTCTCAGCTTCAGACTAGAAAAAATGCTGTAACTGGACTTGATTTTGAGGTGATACCTTTTTCAGATGATGAGTTTGACAAGGATGTTGCTGAGTTTGTGAAGAGCGAAATAGAAAGCCTTGAGAGCTTTGAAGATGTGCTTATGGATTTACTTGATGCAGTTGGCAAAGGAATAGCTATAAGTGAAATCATATGGGCCTACGATGGCGCTAAGGTGACGATTGATGATATCAAATGGAGGCACCAGAAAAAGCTTTTCTGGGACCAAGATGATGTACTTAAAATCACTACTAAAGAGTTTCCAAATGGAATGCAGCTACCTGAAAATAAGTTTATCATCCATAGGTACAAGGCAAGGTCAGGCCATCCAGCTAGGGCTGGAGTTTTAAGAGTGCTTGCATGGATGTATCTTTTTAAGAACTATGACCTTAAGGACTGGGTAAGCTTTTGCGAGGTGTTTGGGATGCCTCTAAGGCTCGGTAAGTATAGTCCATCAGCAAGTGAGGATGACAAGCTAGCACTTATGAGAGCTCTAGTTCAAATAGGAACAGACGCCGCCGGGATTATTCCTGAAGGCACTGAGATAGAGTTTAAAGAAAGCACAAAGACAAGCTCGATTAATGTGTATGAATCTCTTGCGAGGTTCTGTGACGAGCAGATGAGTAAGGCGGTTTTAGGGCAGACCTTAACGTCTGACTCTGGAGGAGGCTCTTACGCTCAGTCTAAGACTCACGACGAAGTGAGGCATGACCTTACTGTGGCAGATGCCAAGGCTATAGCGGCAACACTAAGAAGAGACCTAATTAGACCTCTTGTACTTTTTAATTTTGGAGAAGAAAAGAGGATTCCTTATATACGATTCGACTGCGAAGAAGCTGAAGACTTAGAAAAGACAGCTGAGATATACAAAAGTCTGATATGCGATATGGGGCTTAGAGTCCCTACGAATCACATATATAAGAAGTTTAGTATACCAAAACCAGAAGACTCTGAAGAAGTAGCTACCCCTACCTCGCCTACTCCGATGATGCTAAAAGATGATGTATCTATGATAGCTAATAAGGGCACAGATTCAGACCTAAATCAGCTAAATAAGAAATATCAAAGCGATATCGATGCTCTAGCTGATGAAGCGACTAAGCAAAGTCTCAGTATTTTTGACAAAATATTTGAGCCTGTAAGGCAGCTTTTAGCTGATGCGAAATCTCTAGAGGGTATAAAGGAGCAGTTTGAATCAGATGATTTTGTAGAGAAGCTTTACGAAGAGCTCGATGCATCTGAATTAGAAGAGCTGTTACAAAAGTCTATGTTCTATGCTGACATGCTTGGAAGGATGAAAGAAAATGAAAGATCTATTTAAGCTGCTTACTGAAGATTTTTCTATAGAAGAAGCTGTAGAGTATTTCAAAAGCAAAGTGCCAATGAAGGCATCGGAGTTTTATAA